GAGCAAGTCGAACGAGGATCGAGCCGGTCGGCTGGTTGTGGCATGCCAGGATCGCCCTGGCGACGTTTTTGTAGCCATTAGAGCTGGTCTGCGTGCCGTTGTCGTTCGAGTTGTTGTCGTAGAACCCAGCCGCCGCCTCCGCCAGCGTATGACCATCTTCTGAAATCATTGCTGACCAATGATTTGGAAGGGTAATGCCGCCAGCCACGGCAGTCGCGCGGATTGCGTTCGCAGCGTCCTTCTGGCCGGACATGCCAGCGCCACTGTTCCAGTGGCCCAATTGGCTCTCGTACATATCCAGCGGGGCACCAAGCCACGATGGAAACAAGCCTAGGTGGTTGGCGGTCTCGTTGTAGACAGTCAGCGCCTGCGTCTGGCCCGGACGAGTGAAGATGTCCGAGATCGGCACAACTTCGGCCCTCTATCCCGAGATCAGGCGTTACCGGCGGTGATCGCGAACGAGGTCACCGAGAACGCCTGGCCGGCGGTGAACGAGGTAGAATCCAGGATCATGTCGGTGCCGGAGGTGCCGGCGGTGCCCTGAACGTGCCGCGTGGTGCCGTCGCTCGCGAAGATGGCGAACCAGGTGGCGGTGCCGGTGGCGTCCGCCGCCGTGTCCTGCCAGGTGCCGAGCTTCGCTTTCACGCCGGCCGCCGCGGCAGACATCCAGTCCGATGGCAGGGTCAGCGTTGCCAGGACGGTCTGGCCCGACAGCGCCGTGCCCACGTTAGCGGGGATGGTGCCGGCGAAGATCTTCAGAACCGCCGCGGTGCCGATCGCCGTCTCGAGCGCGTCGAGCTTGGCATTCCGCACGACATCCGAATACTGCAGAGTCATGGTCTCAGTCCTTTCATCAGAGGGTTAGACGTGCATGCGCCGAAACGGCAAGGCCAGTGTGATGTCCGCAGGGCCGCCACCGGCCGCCTCGCGCTTGTTGTAGAGGTCGCCCACCATCAGCAGGATTTCCTGCTTGACCGGCTCAGGGCATCCGGTCCCGGCCACCCAGCGCACGCGCACTGCATTGACCGTGTTCATCGTCGCCGGCCATGGGACGTCAGCCAGCGGCACAATCCAGCCCTCGACCGGAAAGTCGTCGAGCACATAGTCGGTCGAGTTGACCACCCGCTCGACGCCATCGGTGTCGATGTAGGGGATCTCGACCACGCTCGCGGCCGGGCCCAGCGGCAACTGAATCTCGGCCGCGGGAAAGGCGTCAAGCGCCATCTCCAGGGTCTGCGGCTCGAGGCAGCGGCCGAGCACGCCGTCGACGCTGTCGAAGTAGCCGGTGGCCCGGGCGATGTAGCCGGTGATCAGCGCATCGTCGAAGGCGTGGTCGACGCGCAGATGAAACTTGGCCTCGGCCAGCGTGACCGGCAGCGTTGCCGGCGGGACGATCACGGCCGGCCGCAGGAACATCATCGCGCCACCAGGTTGTAGAGGTCGCAGGTCAGCAGCGAGCCGTCCGCCAGCGTCAGCGTCAGCACGGTGTCGGCCTCGACGGTCAGCGCCACGATGCCCGGTGCCGCCTCGCCCCGGTCGCCCCTCGCGCCGGGAGCGCCGCGGAGACCGGTCTCGCCTCGTTCTCCGCGGCTGCCCCGTGATGCCCAGAGCTGCCAGCCATCGCCTGGACACACGCCGGGGAGGTCGCGCGTGGCGATGAAGGACGAGCCGTTGAGCATCACGACGTCGAGCGCTTCATAGGTATCGTCGGCGTTGTGCGTCCCGCGGACCCGAATGCCGCGGCCGTCGGTGCCCCGATCGGCGAGGCAGATCCAGTCCTCATCCGGTGGCCGGCGGCCGGTGTCGCGCGCAGCCTGATAGGTTGCCCCGGCGAAGGCGCATGTCTCGCCCTGGTACCAGACCCGGTCGGTCCAGGCGCGGCAGAGCGGCAGCCGCCCCGGTGGCCCCTCGAGCCCGCGCTCGCCCGCCGGACCTGCCGCACCGTCCAGCCCATCCCGGCCGGCAGCGCCCGCGGGCCCATCTTGCCCGGGTGCCCCGTCCTCTCCACGTTCTCCAGCCTCGCCGCGCTCGCCGGCGGGGCCAGGCAGTCCGTCCGCGCCGGCTATCCCCGGTTCTCCGGCCGGGCCAGCGCCACCTGCCGGCCCCTGCGGACCCGGATCCCCAGCCGGCCCGGTCGGCCCCACGTCCCCAACCGGACCGGCCTCGCCCGGAGCCCCAGGAGCGCCGTCCGGACCCGGAGGCCCAACCGGTCCTACTTCGCCCTGCGCACCAGGTTCCCCGTCCACGCCATTCCGCACCTCGGCCAGCCGCTCGGCGAGGCGCTCGCTGGTTCCCATCTCGAGCGCTACGCATCGCGCCTCGGTATCCGCCAGCCGCTCCGAGCAGCGCAGTTCGATCGTCGCCAGTTTTGCTTGGGCATCGGAGATCAGCGCCGCCGCCCGAGCCTCAATCAGGTCGAACTCGCGGCGCGCGGCTCCGCTCAGGTCGCCGAAGGCGGAGGCGAGCGCATCAATGTCTGGTGAAATGATCATGGGCCCGGAACGCTGCGTAGGCACGCTGACCTGCATCTCCTGCATCCTTGGGTTCCGGTGTTGGGGCCGGCAACTGCTTCGGCGCCGGCTGCGGATTCGGCTGCAGGTTCATCCCATAGCTTAGCGGAACGTCCTGCTGTTGCACCCTGGGCTCGTCGCCATCCTTAACCGCCCGCAATTCTTCCAGCGCCCGCGCTTCATTCGGCGCGTAGATGCCGCCATGCACGCCGGCCGCCAAGCCTTCCATCCGATCCTTGAACGCCGAGCGCAGCAGCGAGCTCGTGCTGAACTCGACGTAGTCCTCGGGGAAGGACGAGATCCCGAAAAGCTGATCGAAGGCGACCTCGATGTGGTTGAGCGCGAAGCCTAGCCCGCTGGCGATCCACGACTGCATCAGGATCTCGGTGCTCGGGACGCCGTTGACGGTCACGCCGAGCACTGGCAGCGGCACGCGGAAGGCCAGCGCCACGTTCTCGGCCGACATCTTCAGGGTCTCGACGAGCTGGCTGTCCTGCGCCGTGACGTCGACCTTCTGCGCCTTCAGGCCCCACGACAGGATGGGAGTGCCGCCGCGGTTCACCCCGGTTGTCTGCTCGTTCCAGCGCTCGCGCAACGCCGCCGACTGCTCGCCAGTCAGCCGCTCGTCGGTCGAGAGCAGGAACGATGCCTCGTTGCGGTTCTCGAAAAGCTGGATCTGCCGCGCCACCGCTGAATTCCCCGCCGCGACGTCGAGCGCCGCCGCCAGGATCGGGCTTTCGCCCTTGAGCGGGTGCCGCGGCGTGTGCAGCCGCACGTGCAGAACGTCCCGCGACGGCACGATGATCGGCCCGTCCAGCCGCTCCTCGATGATCTCGTTGCCGCTGAGGTCATAGAAAATCTCGCCGGTCGTCGAGATCCTGTGCCAGCCCTGCCGCATCAGGTGCAACTCGGTGATCTCGAACCGCGCGTTGCGAATGGCCAGAGCATAGGCGTTGCCGCAGGTGTAGAGCGACCGCGTCAGGTTGAGCAGGAAGTCGCTGATAGTCTGGTAGTCGTTCGGCCGGCGCAGGATCCGCGACAAGGCCGAGGTGGTCACCCGCTCGCGGCCACCGTTATCCAGCCGCCGCCAGTGATCTCCAGGGCACATCGCCACCGTCTGCGAGTAGGCGCCGATGCAAGCCTCGACCATCGCCGAGCCCGGGCCATAGGGGTGCAGGTCATACCCCTGCTGCCACCAGTTCATGGTGCGACCGGCAACCGCGCTCAGCCAGCCGTCGTTGAGCAAATACGGGCCTGGGCGATATTCGCCCTCGGCGGCTCTCACCGCCGGGGGCCGGAATATGCGCGAGATCAGGCTCACGTCAGCGGGTCTGGTAGCCGGCCGGCTTGTCGGCCTCCATCGCCCGGGCTGCGGGCTTCGGCGCCGGCTTGTCCGCAGGCGCCCCCTCTCCGAGCACCTCGTCGGCGGATTCGCCGTTCTTGATCCGGTCAAGCTGCTCCTGCGTCGGATAGGGCGGCGGCGGATTCTCCATCGCCTTCACCGACTCCTCCTTCGCCTTCTTCGCGTCGTCGGCTGCCTTCTTCGCAGCGGCGTCCTTGTCGTCTGCCATCGTTTTCCTCCATGGAATCCGGCGCGACGGGAATGCCGCGCCGGAGGTATCAACTCACCAGGTCACGCTCTGGGTCCAGGCGACCGTGCCGGTGCGCAGCAGCGCCCAGTTCAGGTCCATGATCATCCGCAGCCCGAGGCTGTCGGTCTGCCACAGCGAGCGCGTCGGCGCCGCGACGACAGCCGGCGAGCCGGTGGTGCCGATGGCAAGAGGCGTGGTGTCCTCCATGTGCAGCGTCGCCTGGTCGGAGACGTCGAAGCGCATGTCGTCGCCGGTCGCGGACACGAAGTCCGCGGCGTCGACCAAGATCAGCATGCCGGCGGTGACGGTGCTCGACTTCAGCACCGGGTAGCCCGCCAAGTTGCCGCCGTTGATCTGGTCGGCGAAGACGAAGTCGCCACCGGCGTTCTGCGTCATGGCGATCCTGGTGGCCTGGATCGGGTTCATCAGCCACGTCGGCGCCCGAAGGTTGCCGTTGCTCGACGTCACCAGTGCCGAGATCAGCGCCACCACGTCGCCGACCAGGGCCGCAAAGCCGCCGCCCGCCGTCGCGGTGATCACCGAGACGCCGTTGCGGATGCCGGCCGGAGCGGTGGCCGAGGCCGCGCTGGCGCTGACCAGCACCGCGTCGATCGCGCCACCGGTATCCTCCGAGATGAAGCGCCGCAGCAGGTTCTCAATGTCCGGCGTCGAGTGCTCGGCGATCTCGCGGGTGAACGTCGTGATCACGCCCAGCTTCTTCAGGCCGAGAGTGACCGGCGCGAGCAAGGTCTGCCGAACCGGGATCGGTGCGCCCTGCGCCACGAAGGCACCGGCGAGCGAGCCGCCTGCCGCCGAGCGCGTCGGGAACGAGATGGTGCCGGAACGGCCGAATCCGGTCCGGAGGCCACGCGCCGACAGCCCGGGATAGACCGACGCCGCGACCAGTGTGTCGAGGAAGTCGGCGATCGAGGTCTGCACCAGGGTATCGGCCCAGCCAGAGGTCGTGGTCGTGGCCGGCGCCGAGGCGGCGCGTGTGACCACGTTGTAAACTCGCTGGGTGAACTCGGCATATTCGTCGTTGCCGTACCGCTCGGCCATGATCTCGGAGCGCGTGCGCCCGGTTACCTTGGCCAGCGCGTTGACGACATGCGCCCGCAGCACGAAGTCGCCGGGCGGGATCTCCTTCCGCGGCAGGTTGAACGGCCGACGAGAAGCGGCAGGAACCGCCGGGGAGGCCGGACGCGGCACCAGAGCCGTGACGCTCGAGTGCTGGCCGGAGATCGAAGCCTCGGTGCGCTTCATCACCGCGAGGTCGCCTTCCGCCTTCTCGATGCCGACGTTCAGCGCTTCGATGGCGTCGAGGTCGAGAGCCTCGGCACCGCTGAGTTCCACGAGATTGTCGCGCATGGCGACGAGGTTGGTCTGCGCATCCACGATGCGCTCTGAGAGGGTCATGGGAGATTTCCCCATTCGAGATGTCGCGGCATGCTCGCCGGTGGTAGTGCCGCGAACCACTGGATCGCTTGCCCTTACGGCTTGCTCGCCAAAGACAAGCTCCAGTGTGTCGTGGGAAATATTCATCGACCTGGCTTGCGCCAGAGCGTTCTGATTGGACGGGATCGCAACCAGAGAAGCCTCTGCCAGCGACTGACGGACGATGCGGGTAAAATTGCCACCCGGCTCCGGCCTCATTTCCAGAGGGTTGAAACCGACAGACACCCCGCGAATAATGCCCTGCTCGACCAGCGAGATCAGTTCATCGATCCGCTGTGATGTGCCACGTGCCGCGAGCTTCAGATTGGCGATCAACTGCCGCCCTTCAACCCTGGCATTCTCCCACAGACCGATGATGAATCCCTGGTCATGCTTGAATAGCGCGATCGGATTTGCTCTGAACCGCGTCAGATCCCAGCCGCGGGAGTCGATGATCGTGTCGTAGCTATCCGGCGTCTCGTCCGACAGAACGAACGACAGGTTGCGTACCTCGTGCACCGACTCCCGGATCATCTCCATCGGCTCAGGTCCGCGGGCCAGCCGGGCCGCCTGCGACGACGTCGAATGTCGCCACGTCGGCCGGCGTCACGATCAGCGCCACCGTCCCGACGATCGGCACCACGTCCGGGCCCCAGCGCGCGTCGCCGGTCACCGTGATCACCACCGAACCATCCGCCGCGAACGAGCCGGCCAAGGCCGAGAGCCCGTCGGCGGCCACCCGCAGATCGACGACCCCAGGATCGCTCGACACCCACTCGGGTGGATCCTCGAACGACGCCTCGTTGCCCGCCGCGTCCTTCACGTTGGCGATGGTGTACTGGATTTCCTGGTTGTGCTGGAGCTGGTCGGTCATGGCGTGGTCATCTCCTCTGGATGGGGGGTTGCCGGCGGTCCGGGCGCGTGGCGCCCCGATCCTGATGGTTAGCGTGGCGGTTGGAACCGGGGTTCCCGGGCAGTCGAACAAGGTCGCCAGCTCCCGCAGCAGCTTGCAGCCTGGTGACTCCGGGCATGGCGCGCTCATCCCACCATCGCGCGAATGTCGATGAACGTCGGCGCGGCAAACGTCCCGGCCACCGCCTCGGCCATGGCTAACGCCTGCATGCCGTCGATCCGCCCATGCGACCGCAACTTGTCGAGCAGCCGGTTTTCTTTCTCATCGGACTTAACCCGAGCATTCCGCGCGCACATGGTAAGCACCTGTTGGCCGCCATGCGCAATCTTTCCGTTCAGAAGCTTCGCCTCGAGCGACAATAGCGCAGGCGAGATGGTTTGAACACCTTGCGCAAGCGGCACGAAAAGCGCGTCGTCACCCTCGACCTGATCGTCGCGAAACCCCGCATCAACCAGTGCCGGCTGCAGATACCGGTAGGCGTAGCGGTCGAAGCCGATCTTGCGAACGTTGTGCTCGCCGCAGAACTCCCAGATGAAGTGCGCCACAAAGCGATAGTCGATCGACCGGCCAGGCGTCGTCTTGAGCAACCCCTGCCGCGCCCAGACGTCGTAAGGCACGTGATCCTTGTGCGACTTCTCCGTGAGGCCCTCCTCGGGCAGCCAGAACGTCGGCTTGACGTTCCACATGCCGTCGACATCGGCTATCGCCACGAAGGCCGACAGGTCGTGTACGCTCGAGAGATCCAGCCCGGCGAACACCGGCAGGTCGCCGAAGTCGTCGATCACGGGACCGGCACAACCCATCCACACCGAGTGCGACACGAACGAGCCCGCCGCCTCGACCCGCTGGTTAAGGTGCAGGTTGCGATACGACGCCTCATCGTGAGGCATCCGCCGCGCCGCCTGCGCCCGCTCCTGCACAACGATCGGGTTGAGAAAATCGCCATAGGCCGGGTTGGCCTTCCTGATCGTCTTCTCTGCGAACGGATCATCCTCGATCGGCGCCGTGTGAAGCTCGAGCACCGTCGTCGGATCGGCACCGGTCAGCGCATCGTCGATCAGCAGCGACAGCAGGTCAGCATCGGTCGGCGCCTGCGTCGAGATGATGATCGACAGCGGCGCTTCCTGCCCGCCCATCGCGCTCTCGATCGCGTCGTACATCTCGCTCCGCGGGCCCTTCACCTGGCCTAGCTCGTCGTGAATCGCCAGCGCCGGCGACAGCCCGTAGTTGGTCCGCGCATCCGCCGACAGCGCCCCGTACATCGTGCCTAGCTCGGGGCAGTAGATCTGCTTTTTCGTCTCCCGGATGCCCAGGACCGAGTGCAGCACCGGCGAGAGATAGATGATTTTGACCGCCAGCGCGAACAGCAGCGCCGCCTGATCTCGCGCCTGCGCTGCCGAGTAGAGCTGGCTGTTGCGCTTATACTCCGGCCCGCACAGGTGCAGCAGCAGGATGAACGCCGACAAGGACGTTTTCGCATTTTTTCTGGCCATGGAGATGATCGCCCGCCGCGTCCCGGACGGGTTGTCGTAGACCTTCCGGATGATCCGCCGCTGCCATTCCCGCAGCCGCACCGGCTTGCCGATGTCCTTGCCCTCTGGAATCCTACAGAACTCTTGGATCCAGTTGATATTGCGGGTGCTGCGCTTGAGCGGCCGAGCCACCTACATATCCCACGGCTTCTGCGGCGCGTGCCGGTTTGTCACCATCGCCGCCGAGTGCTCGTCATACCGGCTCTGGTTGGTCAACCGAAGCTTGGTCGCCAGCGAGGTTCCGGCCCTGACTTCCTTGTCGTGCATCGCCAAGAGCTTGCTGTACCGCGCCACTCCGTCGCTGCTCTTCAGCCATTCGTCCTCGAACTCGCCGACAACACGGCCGATCTTGTCAGCCGCCGCCCGGTGCCGGCAATAAGCCGCCAGCATCCCCAATTGCGCGTCAACCCGGAAGAATTCCCGCGGCTCGCTTGAAATCACTGCCCGCCAGATCGTCGCCTCGGCCTCCGACATCTCGATTGGAGGTTCCACTTTCGCGCCGCTGACCGGCAGCACAACCAAGGTCGGCTCCCCAGGTTTCTTGCGGCCATGCTGGATCATCGCTCACCTGCACTTAATGGGTGCCTTGACACCGCCTGACCAATCTTTTCCACCATCACCGCCCCAAAATCTAGCGAGTTAGCAAAATCTCGCCGGTCGCCGTCTCT